GATCCAGAAGACCTACTGGAAGCAGGAGATTGGCGAGCGTTCCTACCGCGTTGCTCGACGCATCCCGGACCCGAAGATCCCAGGCGCTTCTCGAGTAGACATGGAAGCGGTGACGAGGAAGGAGCTGTTGTTCGACGGCAACGACGTGCTGCCGATCAGCATCTTCGACTTCCAGGCTTCTCCGTGCGCGTCTTCGATCGACGAAGCGGAGTGGTGCCTCGACCGATCCATGTGGCCCGACTTCCGCGTGAAGCAGATGGTCGAGATGGGGCACTGGATCGGCCTCGAGGGTTTGGCCGGTTACGGCGGCAGCAACGACTTCAGCTACGAGGATCCGTTCAAGCAGCGCAAGGCCTACGCCTACGGCGTCTACGACAACCGCAACGGCGCGCAGGCTCCCCACATCCCGCACTACGAGTGCGTGGATTGGTGGGGCCCGCTGGTGATCAAGGACGAGAGCGGCTCCTACACCACCCGCATCTGCAACGTGGTGATGCTGGACCCGAACGGTCTGGCGCTGATCCCGCGCGTGACTCAGAACCCCTACTGGCACGGCAAGAAGCCGTATCAGGTGTGGCGACCGATCGAGCTCGAGGGCGAACTCTTCGGCATGGGCGTGATCGAGCCGATCGCCAGGCTCTCCGTGGAGAAGGACACGAAGCGTCAGCTGTTGATGGCGGCGACGCAGCTCGAAGGCAACCCGATGATGGTTGTCTCCGATCAGGCTAACATCGCTCCAGGTCAGCTGCTGGCTCAGCCCGGCCTGATCATCCGTGTGCCAGGCAACCCGAACGAAGCGGTGATGCCGGTGCAGTTCAATCAGGTGAGCGACACCGTGCTGCGCGCTGAGAACGTGCTCGAGGTCGAGATGCGTGAGGTCACTGGCGTCACCGCGCCAGTCCTTGGCGCGACCGATCCACTCGGCGGCTCAGGCAAGACTGCGACGCAGAGCAACAACGACCTCAACGAGGCGAACATGCGCCTCAGTGGTCCGATCAACAACTACGACACGGAAGTCACCGTGCCGATGTTGGACATGATCGTCTGGAACAACATGCAGTTCATGTCCATGCCGAGGGTGATCCGGCAGATCGGACCGATGGGGATCAGCTACCGCGACCGTTTCATGGTGCGGCCCGAGGACATCCTCGGTCGCTTCATCTGCCAACCTCTCTCCGGCTTCCGGTTGCTGACGAAGCAGACGCAGGTGCAGCAGCTCGTCAACCTGCTCGATCGCGCGCCGGTGATCAACCAGCAGTATGGTCCGAAGGCCGTCAACATGCCGAGGCTGTTCGGCTACATCTTGGAGAACGGCTTCGACATGAGGAACGTGGATGAGTTCATCCAACGCTCCCCGGACGAGACTCACCTGCTCACCGCTCTCGAGGAGCACGAGCTCTGGTATCACGGCAACGTTCCGCCGCGCCGCGCCGACGACAACGATCTTCGCCACTGGCTGGCGCACAGCGAAGAACTCAAGTCGGAACGCTTCCAGGCTCTCGAGGAGTCGGATCCGCCGACCGCTGCGATGGCAAGAGCGCACATCGCTGACCACATGCGGAAGCTGGCGCGACTCGCCGAGCTGCAGGAGCAGATGATGATGATGATGCAGCAGCAGGCGACGCTGCAGAACTTGGTCGGCGCCACAGTGGACGCTGGCGGTGGCATGACCGAAGAACTCGGCAGCGACAACGGCGTGGCGCCAGAAGGCGCCGCCACTCCAGATCAGCAACCCACGAGTCCCAAGATCAGGCGCAACGAGAACGAGCGGCAAGGGCCGTCGGCTGACGTGAAGAGCCCGGCCATGGCCGGTGCGCCCAACCCAGGCGCCATGTGACGCAACTCGACTTCTCAGCTCCTCCGCCAGACGACATCGCCTTCCGCGACGTGCGGAAGGACGAGATCGAGCAGCTGGAGGCGGCCGACAAGCGGATCGCCACCCTGCAGGCCGCGATCACCATGGCTGATGGCGTGCTGCAGATGGCTTCCGGCGCTGGGTTCCAGCTGTTCGTTCAGGCGCTCCGCGACATGCGCCAAAGTCGCATGAAGGAGCTGTTTGGGGCCAAGAACGACCGTGAAGCCAACATCCTCACCGGCAGGTGTCTCGAGCTCGAGGCCGTGATCAACGTGGTCGATCGGACCAAGAGCACACGGCAGACTCTTGCGGAAGCTCTCGCCGGAGCGCAGGATGCCAGGAAGCAACTTGAGCGGCGGATTCCGCCGCCGCCAATCCCAAGAGAACCAAGGAATCCAGCATGAGTGGCCACGCAACAAACGAAGGCGTCGGTGCGGCACAGTCCAAGACCGGCGACATGGCGACCCCGCTCAACCGCGGCATGGGGCTCAGCGCCACCATGGGCGCGATGGGCAGCAAGACGCGGAGCCCGCACAACGCTGCGGGTGGTCCCGCCTACGACTACCAGGATGTCGACGGAGCGAGCGCAGACGAGCACCTCGTCGGTTACGAGACCGGCAACGGTGGCTCGAGCGACACGCCCGCTGGCACCCACGGCTAGAAGCGCAAGTCCAGTTCGCCGCATCACGCGGACAAAAACTAATGCGGTCCCGGTTCTCCCGATGGGTCATTCGGGAGACCACTGATGCTCGGAGTCGTGACCGAGGCTTTGGCACTGAAGCTGCGGGAGTCGTGCGCCGCGAAGTTCGATGACAACAAACCAACCCAGTCAATTCTCAGCACGCTCCGACCAGGCGGCACTCGCTCTGAAGGCAGGCATGAAGGATCGCCACGGCAATCCACTGCAGCCCAGGAGTGTGCCGGTCGATGCTGATGGTCAGCCGGCTCGTCCACTGCCCCCGGAAGGTTCCTACGCACGTCAGCAGATTGAGGCACAACGCGCTGCAGCCGCGGCGCGCATGAATCCTCAACAGCCCGTGCCGACCCAGCCGGCAGCGCAGAACGGACAGCCACAAGGGCAACCACCCCAGCAGCCGAACGCAGAGCCGCCAGCTCAGGACGCTTCTCCGAACGCCCAACGACGCTTCAGTGAACTGACCGCGACTCTGCGACAGCGAGAGCAAGCCCTGCAGCAAGCAGAGGCGAGAAGCCGACAACTCGAAGAGTCCCACGCCCAGCTGCAGGCTCGCCTGCAGTCGGTCGAGGAGGGCTACAAGAAGGTGATCGGACAGAACCTGGAATCGCTCGATCCTGAAACGCGAGCTGCAGTGATGCAGGACGCGCGCATGACCGAGTTGGTTGCCGGGATCGAGTCTCGCCTCCTGCAGCGGATCGACCCGATGCTGAAGTCAGTGCGAGACCGTGCCGCGCAGGACGATCTCTCGCGACTGGCTACGAAGTATCCGGGGTTCCGCCTGGACACGCATCTTGAGCTGATCGAGATCTTCCGCGAGAAGAACCCAAACTGCAGCATCGAACAAGCGTTCCGCGCCGTCGCGGAACCGGAGGAGCTCGCCCTGAACCAGGACCGTGCGCCCGCGATTCCACCCATCGCGATGCCGTCTCCTGGCAATGCAGCTCCGAGGTATGTCCCGCAGCCTGATCCGAAGCAGCTGACTCCCGAACAGGAAGTCGAGCTCGACAGGCAGCGTGCGTTCAAGCTTGCTCGCAGCACTGACACTCTCGATCGGCGTGATGCCGGCCGGGCAATGGATCAGCTGCTGAGGAGCAAGCTCGCCGCGAGACTTCCGAAGGGGCCGCCGAGCTATCAGCGGTAGCGCGCTGGGTTGAGTCGCGGTCAACCACGACCGCAGATCCAACCCAAATGACCTCTTTCATCGGTGACACTTCGATTCTGTCCACGTTCGACATCGAGCGTGGCAACCGTGAGGATCTCCTCGAGATCATCACGAACATCTCGCCCATGGACACGCTCATGCTGTCTGGGCTCGAGAAGGTTCCCGCCTCCAACACCACGCACGAGTGGCTGGTGGACATCCTCGCCGACTTCGGCGACCCGGACGTTGGCAATGCCGACGTGCAGGCCGTCGCGGAAGGTTCGGACGCGACCTTCGAACCGCTTGTCCCGCGCAAGCGCCTGTGCAATCTGACGCACATCATCCGCCGGACCTTCGATGTGTCCGACACCCAGCGTGACGTGAACACCGCGGGCATCCGCGACGAATACGTCTACCAGCTGCGCAAGGCGTCGATGGAGCTCGCTCGCTTCATCGAGTTCGCGCTCGTGCACTCGATCCGTCAGTTCCAGACGGCTCAGGGCAACAGCGTCGGCGTGCTGCCGCGCAAGATGGACGGCTTCTACGCCTTCGCGTCCGCCAACGACCCGACCTGCGTGACCACCCTCGGCCTCTCCGAAGAGGAAATGGGCACCGTCACCCACGTCACCGGCAACTCGCCGACGAACTGCATCACCGAGTGCATCCTCAACGAGCAGCTCGAGGCGATGTGGAACAAGGGCGCGATGACCGACACCATCTGGGTGAACGCCCCGCAGAAGCGGAGCCTGTCGAACCTGGTGCTGAACCCGAACAGCCAGGTCCGCTACAACATCAACGTGGCGGAGCGCACCGTGATCAACACGGTCGACTTCTACCAGTCGGACTTCGGCACGCAGAAGATCTACCTGCACCGCTACCAGTCGAACGACGTGATCTCGATGGCCGAGGCCAACAAGATCCGCATCGCCGTGCTGCGCCCGGTGCTCGCCGTCGAGCTGGCGAAGGTCGGCTCTTCGACGAAGGGCATGATCGAGTGGGAAGGCACCCAGGAGTTCCTGGCTCCCAACGCCATCGGCTTCATCTTCGGCCTGTGCGAGGGCGTGGCGGGATGTCCCTGATCAGGTAGGTTGGACGCATGAGTGATTGCATCATTGATCCGAGGGTTCGCGACAAGGACGGCTACGCGGTCGCCAGCTATGGCGGCAAGCAGAGCCGAGCTCATCGCGTTGCTTGGCTCAAGGCTCACGGGGAAATCCCGAAGGGTCTGTCGGTGCTTCACTCATGCGACAACCCGGCCTGCGTGAACCTGGGTCACCTCCGGTTGGGCACTCACAAGGACAACATGGATGAGCGAACCAGGAAAGGTCGCCATTCCTACGGAGAGAAGAGCAACAGCACACACCTGACCGAGGATGACGTTCGTTGCCTTCGGAAGGTGCATGCTGCTGGTGTGATGGGTCTCAAGGATGTTGGTGCGTTGTTCGGTGTGTCCAAGTGTGGGGCATGGAACATCGTTCACCGACGCACTTGGGCCCACGTCTACTGACCGTGCAGCGCCTCTGTCGAATCTGTGGTGGCCTTGTCGTCGCTCTTCGCGACGGCAAGGCCGTCACCATGACTTGCCAGGGCTGCGGCCGGAAGGAGATGAAGTATCTCACTTCGAAAGGTGGTTGACGGAAGTGCACTGACCCTCGCCGTGTGCGAGTGATCGCGAGACCCTGATGCTCTACACCTACACTTGCAAGTCGTGCGGTTGGTCGGACACGCTCATCCGTCCAGCGTCCCAATGCGACACGCCGCAACC